TTTCAAAACTTGATATTCTCTATTTGGATATTGAGACTACTTGTGAAGATGGGTTTCCAAACATTGAAGACCCAGAAGAACAAGTTATTGCCATAACAGTTAAAAGAAAAAATAAAACTCCAGTAGTTTTTTGTCTTGGTGAATATTCTGGCAATGAAGATATCCGAAAATATTCAGATGAAACTAAACTTTTATCTGATTTTGTTTCTTATATTTCTGATGATTATCCTGATATAATTACTGGTTGGAGTGTTAGATTTTTTGATATCCCATATCTGTATAATCGTATTGTTAGGTTGTTTGGAGTTAAATACGCAAAGAGACTTTCACCTTGGAATATCATTAGAGATAAAACAATAAACAGAAATGGTTATGATGTAAAGGTTTATGATCTTATTGGTATTTCTACACTAGATTATTATGAATTGTATAAAACATTTACATATACTAATCAGGAATCTTATAAATTAGATCATATTGCTTCCATAGAGCTAGGTGAGCGAAAACTTTCCTATGATGAATATGAAACTATTCAAGATTTTTATAAGGGGAATTTTCAAAAGTTTATTGAGTATAATATACAAGATGTTTTACTAGTTGAGAAACTAGAGAATAAACTAAAGTTAATGGAACTTGCAATTTCTTTAGCTTATTCTGCTGGTGTTAATTACAATGATGTTTTTTCTCAAGTAAAAACATGGGATGTTATTATTTACAACTTTTTAATGGATAAAGGTATAATTATCCCACCAAAGAAAAAATCATCAAAGGACGAGAAATATGCAGGAGCATATGTAAAAGAACCTTTAGTCGGTTTGCATAATTGGGTTCTTAGTTTTGATTTAAATTCTCTTTATCCTCATTTAATCATGCAATATAATATTTCACCAGAAACTGCCGTAATCCAAGGCCTTCGTGGAACCGTAACGCCAGATGGTGTTCTAACAAATGGTTCGGTAACTATGAAAAGTTTAATTGAAAATAAGGAAAAGAATCTTTCTACGGCGGCAAATGGCACAACATATCAAAAAGATATTCGAGGATTTTTGCCTGAATTGATGGATAAGATGTATCAAGATCGTAAACTTTTTAAAAATAAAATGATTGAGGCAAAAAAACAATTAGAGAAAGTAAATCTTGAAATTAAAAACAGAGGACTTGACTCTTAATTGTTGAATGATATAATACTTAAATGGAGACAAGAAATGTCATCGACCACTACCACTACTGGAAGCACGAAGATATCCTCGCGGACCTCGACTCTAAAAGGAACAATTTTACGATACTGTGCAGTAATTTATATAACGATTTCAATATCGCTACAGTCATTCGTAATGCGAATGCGTTCTTGGCTTCAAAGGTAATTGTTTATGGTTCTAAACAATATGATCGTAGAGGCACCGTAGGTACTCATCGTTATACCCATTTTACCTATTGCAAAACAACAATAGACCTAATTGATGAAATGAAGAATATTTTTAATTCTCATACGAGTGCAAAGCTCATTGGAATTGATAATATTTCTACTGCTCAACCAATTGAAACTTACCAATGGGATGCCAATACACATTATATTATTGCTCTTGGTCAAGAGCAAGTAGGTCTTCCAAAGGAAATTATTCAAATGTGTGCTGAGTTGCTTTATATTAAGCAATATGGTTCTGTTCGCAGCCTAAATGTAGGAACGGCATCTGGAATCGTAATGTATGATTATTGCTCAAAGGTTTTAAACAATGTCACTGCCTGAAGAAGAAAAACACGCTCTGGAACAAACTAAAAACTTTCTGTTTGATTTGCTCGATCCAAAGAAAACTCCCAGAGTGCCGCGTGATGTAAGGAAACGAGCAAGCAGATGTTTAAAACATTATCCAATAGTCATTGACTTTTTTATAGAACGATGTATAATGGATAAACAAGACAACTGAACAACGGGATTGTGGTGTAATTGGCAGCCACCTTAGACTTAAAATCTAATGCCTACAAAGGCGTGCGGGTTCGAGTCCCGCCAATCCCATTAAAAAGGCAATTCGTATATATAGTAATAGGAGTACGAATTGCCTTATGAAGACTTATGGTAGGTTAAATAAAATCGGTAAAGACAAATTACAAGAGTTAGCAAACAATTGTAAAAGTTTAGCAGGGTTAATAGAACAATTGGGTTATAGTAAAACTGCTGGTGGAACATTTTCTGTTGTTAAAAAGTATCTACAACTATATCAAATAGATACATCTCATTGGACAGGTAGAGCATGGAATAAAGGTCAGCAATTAAAAGATTGGTCGAAATATGCCAATCATCAATATTGTAAAAAACATTTAATATCAGAAAGAACTCATAGATGTGAGTTGTGTGGATTGACAGAATGGCATGAATCTCGTATTCCTTTGGAGATTCACCACAAAGACGGTAACAGAACAAATAATGAATACGATAACTTACAATTACTTTGTCCAAACTGTCATTCATTAACAGATACTTGGAAAGGTAGAAATAAAAAACACCAAAGTGGTGAAATGGCATACACGATTGATTCAAAATCAATTGCCGAGAGGCGTGTGGGTTCAAGTCCCACCTTTGGTATTCCTTTGTAGTGAAATGGTATCACAGAAGATTTTGGTTCTTTTTTTCTTGGTTCGAATCCAAGCAAAGGAATTATCAATTCATAAATTAAAAAACTGTTGACATTAAGTTAATTGTGGGTATGATGTAGTGGTAACATAAGAGTTTTCCAAACTTTTCTCACGGGTTCGAATCCCGTTACCCGCTTTATTAGGATTTTTACTATGGCCTTCAACGCAAAAACTATCAAAAATTTTATTCAAAACGATCAATGTCAACTTCTTGTTAATTATGCAAAACAAACTGATAAGTGGGAAAAAACAAGCGATCCGTTCTGGGATGGTCGGGTTCTTCGACCATATCTTGTACCAGATCCTATTAAAAATACTCTAAGAACAATTCTATTTTCAATTAAAAAAACAATAGAATTGGAATATAATCTTGATCAAGAAATATTTCCTGACACCTATGATATGATTAGATGGTTTCCGGGTATGAGTCAAGAACCACATTGTGATGATATGTCTGGAACATCTGCTCATAATCATTTTGGTCATAGATATTTTGGATGTGTTCTTTATCTAAATGAAGATTATGAAGGTGGTCATACTTTTTATCCAAAACAAAATTTTGATATCACTCCTGAGATTGGTAAACTAGCTATTCATTTGGGCGATTGTGAACATATGCATGGTGTGACCGAAATTAAAAACAATACAAGATATACGATAGCTAGTTTTTGGACTTTTGATAAAACTAGGTCAAGTTTATATAATTTTTAATAATATTCTCTGATAGCTCAGTTGGTAGAGCGCGAAGCTGTTAACTTCGATGTCACTGGTTCGAATCCAGTTCGGAGAGTTTGCCATCTTAGCTCAGCGGTAGAGCCATGCTTTTGTAAAGCATAGGTCGTGAGTTCGAATCTCACAGGTGGCTTTATGAAATCCAAAATTAAATTAAAAATTAACAATAAAGATTGGATAATTAAATTAGTCCATCCTAAATATTTACCAGAGTCGTATGGAGAGTGTGATGATGCTTATGATGTGGATAATAAAAAACCACAGATTTGGATAAGGAATGATCTATCTAAAAAAGATACTGTTACTACTCTTATACATGAAATCTTACATGCATCGCGCCCTGAGTTATGTGAGGAAGCTGTTGACTACACTTCAACTGTGATTGGTAATGCTTTGGAAAAAATGGAGTATATATGAACAATTATATTGCTGGTCTAGGTTATAAAGAAGGATATCAAGATAGAATGTTGGGTAAACCAAATCGTTATGTAATTCGTATAGAAGACACACCGTTTTGGGAAGAATATAATGTAGGATACTCAGAAGCTTCTCGCCGTATTCTTGAAGATGCCCGTAGCAAAATAGATACTCGTGATTTTCTTGTAGAATGATTTACTTTATAAGCGACACACATTTTAATCATAATAATATTCTCAAATATACTAATAGGCATCTTCTCTATGAGAATGTTGCTGAGATGAATAAATCTCTAATTGAGAATATAAATTCTGTTGTGACCAAGAAAGATACCTTGTATCATCTTGGAGATTTTTGTATGGATAAAAATATTCATTGGCTAAAGAAAACAAATGAAATTCTCGATCATCTTAAATGTAAGAATATTCATTTGATTCTCGGAAACCATGATCCAAAACCAACTTCAGAATATCTCAAGAAAGCAAAGTTCAAGAGTGTAAATACATATTTTGAACTTAATTATAAGAAACATGGTATTTGTCTTTCTCATTATCCACTCCATACTTGGAACAAATCATGTCCAATAAACCTACATGGTCATTGTCATGGAAAGCTAGGATTTATAACTTCACCTCGAAAAGATGATTTCATGCGATTTGATATAGGGGTTGACTCAGATTCTTTGAACTATAAACCTATCGCAATAGAAAGACTTCTTGAACTTTACAATCTACACAAGTAATGCTTGTGTAGATTTTTTTATTTGATAAAATATGAAAATGAACATTGATAATCTGTCTAATGAAGAGCTGCTTCATCTGAAAAAAACACTTGAATATGATATTTCAAAATATCATAACTTTCAACTTGTTAGAAAAATTCAATTAAACTCTGCTTACGGTGCAATCGGTAATGAATGGTTTAGATATTATTCTACCGAACTTGCTGAAGCTATCACCTTATCTGGGCAATTATCCATACAATGGATTGGCCAGGAGTTGAATAAATATCTCAACAAAGTTATCAAATCAGATGGCGTTGATTATGTGATTGCATCTGACACTGATTCTGTATATCTTTGTCTTGATGAACTTGTTAAAAAAATATTTCCATCCAATACGGATAAGAAAACTATTGTTGATTTTCTAGACAAATCATCAAACGATTTAATACTACCATTTATTAAGAAAAAGTTTGAAGAACTTGCAGCAACCATGAATGCTTATGAAAATAAAATGCAGATGGGTAGAGAAATAATTGCAGATAAGGGTATATGGACTGCTAAAAAAAGATATATGCTGAATGTTTGGGATTCAGAAGGAGTGCGATACACTGAACCTAAATTAAAAATAATGGGTATAGAAACAACTAGAAGTTCTACACCAAAGGTTGTAAGAGAAGAATTAGAGAATGTTATTGATATCATATTGAATCGTGACGAGGACTCTTTGATTTCATATGTTGAGGATTTTAAAAGTAGATTTATGAAAATGCCAGCAGAATCTATAGCATTTCCTAGATCTGTGAATGGCATGGATAAATATTCAGATCCTTATCAAATATATAAAAAATCAACACCCATTGCGGTTAAAGGAGCTTTGATATATAATCATCAAATCTCTAAACTTGGATTAGAGAAAAAATATAGATTGGTGGGTGAGGGTGAAAAAATTAAATATTTGCATTTAAAGAAACCAAATCCACTTGGTGGAATGAAGGGTGAAGATCAAGTTGTAGCTTTTCCTTCAACTCTTCCAAAAGAATTTAAGTTGGATGGATATATTGATTTTAATATGCATTTTGAGAAATCATTTATAGATCCATTATCAACTATCGTGAATGCTATCGGTTGGCAATTAGAAAGAAAAACAACACTTGAGAGTTTATTTGAATGAGGTAAATTATGTCTGATATTTTAAATTCATTGATTAAAGAATCTGGTAATAAGTATGCGTCTTTGGTTTCGAATGGTCTACCCGGTAGTGATGTAGAAAAATACATGGATACTGGATGCTATATCTTGAACGGTCTTCTATGTGGGGATATTTATGGAGGCATTCCTGATAATAAAATTATTGCATTGGCGGGTGAACAGGCTACTGGAAAAACCTACATCACTATGGGGATTATTGCTAAGTTTTTGAATGATAATCCAGAAGCATTTGTTCTTTATTTTGATTCTGAACAAGCAGTAACTTCTGAAATGTTTAAGCGTCGAGGAATAGCCCCAGATCGCGTTGCAGTGTTTCCTGTTGGTACTGTGGAAGAGTTTCGCAAACAAGCAATAACGATTGTCGATAAGTATCTTGAACTTCCAAAAGAAAAACAAAAGAAAATGATGATTGTTCTAGATTCCCTTGGTATGTTATCAACATCAAAGGAGATGAATGACACTGCCGAAGGGAAGGAAGTTCGTGATATGACACGAGCTCAGGTCATTAAGGCTACTTTCCGTGTTCTCACAGTTAAACTTGGATTTGCAAAGATTCCAATGCTCCTTACGAATCACACATATGATGTTGTGGGTTCATATGTACCTACAAAAGAAATGGGCGGGGGGACGGGGTTGAAGTATGCCGCCTCCATCATTGTTTATCTTTCAAAGAAGAAAGACAAAGACTCATCTGGTGAGGTTGTTGGTAATATTATTCATTGCAAACTTTATAAAGGCAGATTTGCAAAAGAAAATCAGATGGTTGATGTTCGACTTAATTATGAAACTGGACTTGATCCATATTATGGTCTGATTGACTTAGCACTAAAACATGGTATACTTAGTAAGTCTGGAACTAGAATTGAATTTCCAAATGGAGTAAAGGTATTCGAAAAGAATGTCTATGAGGAACCTGAAAAATATTTTACTAATGATCTCATGGATAAGATTAATGAAGCTGCCTCAAAGGAATTTAAATATGGTTCTATAGAGGAAACTAATGACGAGCATTGAAGAAATAATTTTACATAATCTAATTAAGAATGATTCTTATTCCAGAAAGGTACTCCCGTTTATTCAACGGGAATACTTTATTAATAAGGCAGAGCGTTTAATTTTTGAAACGGCTCAAGAATATATTACCAAGTATGGAAATTTACCAACAAAAGAAGCATTAATTATCATATTGGATAAAAATAAAGGATTATCTGAAAAAGAAAATCAACAACTTTTATCCACACTAGATGATGTGTGTAAAAATACAGATGCTTCTGATTTAGATTGGCTTGTTTCTGAAACAGAAAATTTTTGCAAAGAAAAAGCAGTATATAATGCTATAATGGAATCCATTAATATTATTGATGGAAAGTCTCAAAATACAAAAGGAGCTATTCCTGATATATTGAGCAAAGCATTAGCAATATCTTTTGATCCTAATATTGGACATGATTATATTGAAGATTATTCAAAGCGATATGATTTTTATCATATCATTGAAAAGAAAATTCCATTTGATTTAGAATATTTTAATTCGATTACAAAAGATGGAATTACACCCAAAACTTTGAATGTGGTTATGGCAGGAACAGGTGTTGGTAAATCATTGTTTCTTTGTCATCATGCTGCATATTGTTTAAAGAATAATATGAATGTTCTTTATATTACTTGTGAAATGGCAGAAGAGAAGATTGCAGAAAGAATAGACGCAAACTTATTAGATGTTAATCTTGATGATCTGCGTGACATGAGTAAGACAATTTACGAGAAAAAGATTCAATCTATTTCTTCAACTTCTACTGGTAAATTAATCATCAAAGAATATCCAACCGGAACACCAAATGCGAATCATTTTAGATTTCTTTTGGATGAACTAAAACTTAAAAAGAAATTTAAACCTGATATTATTTTTGTAGATTATTTAAACATTTGTGCATCTTCTAGAATAAAAAAGGGAAAAGAAAATTCCTATGAATATGTTAAAGCAATTGCAGAAGAGATTAGAGGATTGGCTATTGAATATAATTTGCCAATTTTTACCGCTACACAGACAAATCGTTCCGGTTATGGAAATACAGATGTTGACTTGGAGAATACTTCCGAATCATTTGGATTGCCTGCCACTTGTGATTTTATGTTTGCGTTGATTTCTACTGATGAATTAGATGAATTAAATCAAATACTTGTAAAACAACTCAAGAATCGGTATAATGATAAAGCAAAAAACAAAAAATTCATTGTAGGAATTGATCGAGGAAGAATGAAATTATTTGATGTAAAGAAGGAAGATCAAGCTATTATTAATTCTGGTGAAAAGAAAATTCAACAATTTTTTGATCAAAAGACCGAAAAGACAGATAAAAAGCAAGTTGATGGGTGGAACAATCTTAAAAAGAAAAATTTTGATGATTGGAATATTTGATGTCATCTTACATTGATAAAAAATATATAAACCTTATGTCTACATCATTGCAGAGATTTAAATGGACTAGAGATAATTTAGCTAATTGTCGTTGTCCTTTGTGTGGTGATTCTGACAAAAGTAAAATAAAAGCCAGAGGTTATTTTTACAAAAAAGGTAATGATTTTTTTTATAGATGTCATAACTGCGGTATAGGTCATAACATTTATAATATGTTGGATCGTGTTCTTCCAAATTTATGCAAGCAGTATGCACTAGAAAGATATACTGTTGGTGAAGATGGAAATTCTAATTATAAAAAACTGACTGAAGATGAATTATATCCATTTAAAACAAAAATTGAATTTGATGTCATAAAACATTATACTAAGATAGAAGATCTACACGATAGTCATAAGTGCATTCGATATTTAAACAAAAGAAATATTGCTAAAAATCGTTGGATAGATTTTGGTTATACAACTGATTTTTGTGAATTTGCTAAACAATTTGATGAAGAATATAATCTCGCAAAAGAAGAACGATTAATCATCTTTATTCGGGATGAAACTGGTAATATTGTTGGCGCTCAAGGTAGATCTTTTATTGATAACAAAAATATTCCAAAGTATATAACAGTAAGAAAAAAGGACAACTCAAAACTCTTATTTGGTATTGATAAAATTAAAAAAGATTTACCGATGACTGTGGTTGAAGGTCCAATTGATAGCTTGTTTATACCAAATTGTGTTGCATGTTTAGGATTGAGTAAATTTAATGATATTGCCGATGAATATCCAGATGCAATATTTATTGTGGATAATGAACCAAGAAATAAAGAAGTTGTATTAACTATTGAACAACTTATTGATAAAAATGTAAAAGTCTGTGTATATCCACATAACATTCAAGGTAAAGATATTAATGATATGTGTAAAATATACGGTAAAAAAATGTGTTAAAAG